TCATTACCTCCAAAATTAAAAAGCTCAGGTTGGTTTTCGTTTACTTTATAAACTCTATTAGGGAATATATCCCCACCAACTGCTCTAGGGGGTGTGAAAGATGTTGATGTAACCGCTGCTAAAGAGGCTCCTACGGCTGCTCCAACTGTGGCTCCTGCTGCCCCAGCTACTATAGGGCCATATTTAGATCCCCACGCTATAGCTTGCCCTATAGCTGTAGGTGCTGCCAAAAGAATTTCTGCTATACTCATAGCTTTGTTTATCTCAAACATAGTTTTACTTGTGTCCGCAGCTATGGCTATAGCTTGTTTAGCTGCTGATGTCTCCCCATCTAATACAGCTTGTTCATAGGCTTTTTTACCTCTTAATATAGAATCATTATAAGCGTTTTGAATATCTTGCTTACCTTTTAGAAAAGATTTTTGCAGATCTAATAAAATACTGTACTTCTTTTTTGTGTTTTCTATTTCTGGGTCTTTATCTTCTACTTCAGGAGGTTTTTTCTCTAAAGCCTTTTTAAAACCTTCTGAAAAATTAGAAAAATTATTAGCAACAGCTCCTGAGTAAATTTCTTTTGTCTTTTTCCCTATAAAAGAAAATTTTTCTTTTACCTTTTCTAAAATCCCATTCATTACTTCCAAGTTTTTTTTAGTTCTTTCCGTTGCACGGTAAGCCTCTCTTTCTGCCTCTAGTCCTTGTTTAACCGCCTCTGTATACTTCCCCATTTTACTCATAGCGTCACCTGCTGCTATCAACATCGCTGCTATTCTCTCAGTTACTTTAAATATAGCGTCCATTTCCCCCAATCCTTGTTTTGCCCCTAGTTTGAAAGTATTCCAAGCTCTACCTATTCTAGTAGGCATTTTATCGAATCTTTCATTGACTTTATCTGTCATTCTAAGTACCGCTTCAAAAATAGGTAATGATTTAACCTTACCTTCTTTTTTCATCCTTTGAAGCTCCCCTGATGTTAACCCCATTTCTTCAGCTAATAAAGGTAAGATACCTGTAAGACCTTCAGATACACTTTGAAATTCTTGAGCTTGGAAAGTCCCTGTTGTTAAACCTTGTGAAAATTGAAGTATTGCAGAGTTTACAACCCCCATATTCTGACCACCAATTACACCTATTTTAGTCAAAGTCCCTAAAACTTCAAGCATCTGTTCATTAGTAGCATTTACAGAGTCTTTAGTTAAAGAAAGCTTCGCAAAGTTGTTTATAAGTCCCCCTACCTCGGAACCAGTTTTTTTGGATATATCAACAAGGTTTTTAAAGGTTTTTTCAGCTTCCTTATTTGTTTTAGTTACCGCTTTTACCCTGTCATTTAAAAGATGCCACTCATCAGTAAAAAGTGTCATATCCTTAAGGAACCTTGCTATAATTGAAGTACCTACAGCTGATATTGCTCCTTTAACTAAACGTAAAGTTTTGTTAAGTTTATCAGCTTCTTTTTCCAATCGGTTCATTTTTTCTACAGCTCTATTTACGCCTTTTGTTCGAGCTACTACATCAAAAACTATACCGCCTGCATTTAACATTAAAAACCTCTTTTACTTTTTACATTATGCTTTGTGTTTTTATATTCCTTTTCCATTCTATCATTAATTATAGAATAATACGCAATATATTCCATATATTCTACATATGTTAGGTTTTTTTCTAGCGTAGATACAAGTATACCTAATTTATCTGATAGGTAGAATAAATTCTGCCTATAACTATCATTCTCTAGTTTTTTTTTGCTTCTTTTAAAGATATATCAGATAAATCGCTTATCTCACTATACAAATTATCAAATACTCCGTTACTAGGTGTATTAACGATGACATTAAAATCTGAGTCATCGTATATTCTATTTTCTGTCCCTGGTTCATACACACAAGCAATTACTGTATAAGCTATCAGTTTTACTGCGTCTGTTTTGCTTTTATCTTTATCGTCTAATACTTTCTCGCTTAGTTTTTTAACTTCAAGTAAAGTAAGTTGCCTAATCTCTACTTTTTTATCTGTACCTGGTATATTAATTACCTTTTTAGCTACTTTACTAATGTCTCCTCCTAAAGTTGCTTTTCTTATATCCTCTCTATTTGCCATTGTAATACCTCCCAGTATTTTTAATTTATACTAAAATTAGCCCCTTTAACTTCGTCCCCATCTAATGAAAAACTAATAGATTGATCTTCTAAACTATCTATATCTAAAGATATCTCATTTGACTCCATAACAAACCATCCTCTATAACTTTTATTAGGGTTTGGTGTAACGTCTATAACTAAAGGTTGTCTAGCATTTAAAATGCTTGCAAAGTCTTCATTATAGTCATAAAACCTAGTGACACTAACAGATACATCATGAACTCCATATGTCTTAGAATGATACCCTGTGTTGTTTATAGCTGTGTTATCTAATATAGCACTTGTTAAGTTTAAAGTGGTTTCTTTTGCACTAGCTATATCTACTAAAGGTATATAGCTTCCATCAATGGTTATAGGCCCCGATTTAACCCCTGTAAACGTAACTTTACCAAAAAGATAGTCTATACTGTCTATGTCTGCACTGTCTATTAAAACACCATTGTCATAAAAATTAACAGCTAATGACCTGTCGAATAAGTTTTTATTGGTATCATCTATAACCCAAGTATTACCTGTAGTGTTAGATGCTGTCTCACCTGTAAACCCTGTGGATGCTCCCGATTTTTTAACCCGGAAAACATATCCAGCTACTCCAGCCATTTTATGCGTCGTCTGCTAATACAGGGCCAGCACCTTGTAAAGAAATAGATCCTGTAATTAAATCAGTTACACTAAGAGATATATCAAAGTTCTCTACAACTACAGGGAATTTTTTACCGTTACCTGCAACGCCATCTGGTAATACTTTTACCCACAAAGAACTTCTATTTTCTCTAGCTGACTCTATTATTCCTTGAGCTGTATTGTTATCAGACCAGTTTACATCTGAGCTTAAAGAAGAATCTAATAAATTAACTATACGTGAATGATACCCTTGGTTAGTTGTATCTGTGTCGTCTAAAATATCTGAAGTGTTTGAAAAACTGCCAGAAGTGCTTAGAATTTCTTCATAAGTTCCATTTTGAGATGTTGAAACAAAAATTTTATACTGATATCCTGCTATTCCTGCCATTTAAAAGCTCCTTTTTTATAAGTATACTATACATAATTTTATTTTTAAAGTTGTTCCCTATTTTGATTTGTTTTTAAAGGCTCTACAAATAACCTAAGATTACCTACAAATATAACCCTATCTCTATCATCACGGCCTAAACTCATTATATCACTTTCTGCTAAAATACCTGTATACCTAGTTGTGTTTAAAACAAACGGTGGTACACCTAGTAGTTTATCATAAATAGCTTGTATTAAATCATAACCTTGAGAATGTTCTAGAGGGTTTGCTCTAACTCTAATTTGTATACTAGGTTCATTAAGTAAAAACTTAGGATTAGGTGCATTAAAAGAATTTGTATACAAAGTAACACATAAATTAGGGGTAGGGGGTTCTTTATCTATAAAAATAGGTTCTGTAATCCCTTGGTTTATTAAATACTGTCTTATATCAAAACAAACGTTTTTTTGTGTCATATTCTACTCGCTAAGAAATTCTTTGGTGTCTTTACAGCAGAGTTTACAGAGTTTTTAACAAAGTTTATAAGATCTTTTTTTCTTCTATAGCCTGGTTCAGAGAAAAACTTAGCTTGTCCTCCTTTAGGATGGTTATATGCTAAATTTTCGTGTTGATCTGCTGCATAGTTCACCTTGTTATAAACAGAACCTTTTATATCTTTACCATAATCTATTGCCCTTTGTTGATTGTTTTCAGATCTTAAAAGACCTGTGTCTATAGGTGTTTTTTCTTGAGCCTCCCACAATAAAACTTCTGTGTAAGCATTTATACCTTCTGCTACCCCGTTTCTAATTTGTATCTCTAAAACATCTAAAATTCTATTTATAGTTTTCTTGTTATTACCAGGATTTAAAACCATGCTTCAATCAATTCCTTATTACCCTTAATGGAAGGGGTTATAGATGTATTTAAAACCCTGTAAGCATCCTCCAAAATTGTTGGATTCAATTCCGTAGTAATTCCTATATAAACATAGCTTTCTAGGTCTATATAAGTGTTTGTGTATATTTTACCTTTAGGTACTATTTCTTCCCCTTGTATAATAGTGTTCTTTATTGTTTTATTTAAATGAGATACTTTTTCCCAACGTACGTTAATTTGTATAGGAGCTAAAAAAGTCTTGTTACCGTACTCATCATACCCATCAAAACCCCAATAAGTTATAGTTTGAGTGTATTTAGTACCCATTGTCTATAGATATTACGCTTATAGCTGCTTTTGTTTTACCTATGTTAACTAAAATACCAGAAGCATCTAAACTTTTAGCGAATTGGCCGTATTGTGTAAAATCTAGTAGTTTTCCAAAATCCCCTGAGTATTTATCTTCTGCCTCACCTATTTTTTGAGATTCTAGTTGTCTTTCATCTGGGTGTAAAGCTACTAAATGAGCAGCTATATATTTTTCTATCTCTTTTAAAACATCTTCACTTTGTCCTGAGCTTAAAAGATACTCATTTACAAAAACATGAGCAGTACCGATGAAGGGAGTTGTATCAGTTAATACATTTAAAGATATTATACTTTTAACTTCTTCATCGGTTACTCTTGCCATTTTACTTCTCTACTGCTTCTTCCGTTTCTACAGCTTCAGTTGCTACAGCTTCAGTTGCTACAGATTTCTCTTTTTTTACAGATTTAGCTTGTTTAGTTTCTACAGCTACTATGTTATTTAAAAAAATACTTTTTTTAGCCTCTTCTTCTGTTAAAAGTATGATATCCCCTATACCATACTTTTTACCTTTTGAGTCTTTGTACTTTCCTAGTAGTTTATACGTAGTTTTTTTCCTAGAAGTCATTTATCTATAGAGATCCGTGAACTAGGCCAATATTACCTTTAATATCAGTTTTGATACGAATAGCTAAAGCAGAATAAACCATAAAATTGAATTGCATATTATCTGTTTGTGGTTGCTCTAAAGGAATTATGTTTTGAGCTACAGGTAAATCAACAACGTTACTGGTTAATTGAACTAAAACTAAATTATCATCAGCTAGCATAGGAGCTTCTTTTACTTCTTTAATAGAAGGGATTTTTTCTAACCTGTCTTTTAAAGTATCTGAGCCTTTAGCTGCGCTAAAATCATCACTTAAAACACTGCTATATTGTCTAGGTACGTAAAGAGTAAAAGGACCATCATAGTAGTCGTCTTTAGCTTCTTGAACCATATTTAAAACGTCTTTTAAAGGTGTCGCACTTGGGTTTGTCCAAGAAATAGGAATAGTGTAGGTGTTACGCCCTTGGAAATTTGTGTACCCTTGAACTTTTAAACCAGCATATTCTAAAGAAATACCGTTAAAAATCATGTTTTCCATATCATCTGCTACTGTTCTTGTAGCTTGTTTAATATGCTCTGAACTTAAGGTAGGTTGTCCATTTCTTTGTCCTGCTAGGATATTTCTTTTAGTTAGAGAAAAATCCTTTCTGAAAACTGGGATAGGTACACCAGTAGAAGCATACTCAACGTTATCTTTGTTAGAAGGTACTACCCCATCCATAGAAATGTTTGAAGGTGTCATACCACCTGTTTTCTCATATAACGCTAATTGAACACCTAAGTCATAGTTAACACTTAAACCAGCAGATACAAGATCCCCAACACCAACTAAACGTGGTCTTGCTTCCTCCATTACCATTTGGTCATATTGTTTCCAAGCGTCATATCTTAAAGAAGTGTTTACGTTAGATACGTACTCTGAAAAAGCACCTTCGTATCTTTTATCAATGTCTATATTTAAGCTCATTTTATGTCTCCTATACTATTTCTACTTGGATACGAGCTTTAGAACCACCTGCTGAGTTATCAACAGCTTCTAATGCTGTAGCTACAACAGCACCAGTAGTTCTTTTAACTAGTGTTCCATCATTACTAAGTTCTAATGCGTCCCCTACAACAACCGCAGCAGCAGCAGCTGGAAGAAAAGCATAAACATATGTACCACGTGCTGGGTAAATATATGTAACTAAATCATCTGTAGCATAATCATCTGCTATTGTTCGCCCTTGTAAGCGATCAGCAACAGCAATAGATAAAGGCCCTGATAGACCTGCTGCTGTGTTTCTTTGTATTGTGTTTGAAGATGTTTTGTTTACAAAATCCCCAGGGGTTACAGTAGAAGCTGCTTTACCTTCACGGTATAGTGCATCATTTACATAACTTAATACAATTGTTTTAGGTACTTCTGTATTTGAATAAGCCATTTTCTAAGCCTCCTTTTTAAACATATCCTCTATACTAAATATAGATGGTTTTTGACTATTACTATTAGATACAAACGTTACGTTTCCGCTGTAGTCAGGAGTTGTTTTAACTTCCTTTTTTGAACTTACGCTATCTAATATTTTTTCAAGCTGGTTGAAATTAAAAACTAATGCTTCTTCGTGGGTGAATTTAGTTTTAGCTACAACTTCATCTAGCAATCTCTTTTTCTCACTATTGTATTTTTCAACAGCGTTAGAAATAGTTTCTTTAAATTGAGTGTTTTCAATTGCATCAATAAAAAGCCCTAGATCATTACTAGCATTTGCTACTGGTTCTTCTTTAGCTTCAGCTTCTGCTGGTTTTTCAGGTTCTACTGCTGCTTCAGGTTCTGTAGCTTTTGATTCTTCAGTTGTTTCTTCAACGACTGCTTCTTCTTTTTTATCTTCAGACATATCATCATCTCCTTTTTCATTTTCACTATTTAAAGAGATTTTAACCTCAACCTTTTGGCTGTCATTAATCGCAACATCACTTGGGTTCTCATCTTCTTTTTTATAGTCTTCGTTAATTGTTGAATCTTCTTTTTTATAAGATTCACACTTACAGTTATTCACGGCTACACCGCATCCGCATCCATCTTTCAAGCTGCACGCTCCTTCCTCATTAGTTAATATAGCTATGTGTTCTGGCTTAATATTAACTAGTACCTTTTCGTATTTCTTGCTGTTAAAAACGCCTTCTTCTTTTATTAAAAATCCTAAACCACCTGTGCTTACTTCTAATGTCTCATTGTTCCTTAAAGACTCTATTATGTTTGAGGCTCCAACACTTTCTGTTTTATTTATATCTACCCATAGATCTGCTTTTAAAAAATCTTTGTCCCACCTTGAGTTAAAAATACGTCCTATTTTAAATTTATCTAGGACTTCAGGTGCCTTAATATCTAAAGGTAGTTTTTCTCCTGTATTACTAACTCTCATAGGATGGTTAAGTGTTACAGGATGCCCACTCCAATCGGGGGCCGTATCTTCTAATACCTTAGCTGGGTATTTTATTCTGTTCATAACCATTTCTTTAGCTGCTTTGATAGGGACTACAATATGTTCTGAATTATTGTATATCCGTGTCTCTACCTCTTTGCCTGTTGTTGTGTCTATATTAAAAACGTGTCTTATTTCTTTTTTCATAGTTTTATTATACCCTATTTAATAACTATTCAACAATTTCTTGGTTTTCTGGGGGTTTTTCTACTTCTTCTGAAGGCTCCTGAAAATTTGTTTCTACTAGTTCTTTTTCTCTAAATTCCATACCTAGTATGTCTTTTACAAACTGTTTTTTAGTTATTACTTCTTGAGCATTTCCATCTCTACCTACATATTTTTCTATTGCTGTTGTCATTTTAGTTGCTATGTCAGATCTTTCCATATTGGAAATAACTTTAAGATCTTCCCAAACTACTGTATACATTTCGTTTTTAGGAGGTGCTAAAATACCGTACTTTATAAAAAAATCTATTAAAGGTTTAAGTATAATATTCTCACAAAAGTTGTTTTGTCTTTCTTTTACCCTAGCTATCCAGTTGTTTTCATCTTGCCCAGAAGCTAACTGGCCTCTTTCTGCCCCTATTAATATCCTAGTAGGGATTTTTGTAGATGCACTAATTAAAGATATGATAATATCAAAGTATTGCTTAGGGTCGCTTGAATGAAAGTTTAAAGGTTTAGCTTCTGCCCCTTGTGTCTTTAAATACCGTGTTAAATTATTTGAAAAATCTTGTAGCTCTTCCTCTAGTCTTTCTGGGTCATCTATAGACGCATCTTTATCTAAGACTAGGTTTAACCCACCTCTTGAGTTTAAAAAAAATGTTTCAGCCCCACCACCAACTACTTTTTCAAGGTCTTCTAGTCTGTTGTATACCGATTCTAGCCGTGGCCTACCTATAATGTCATTTTCTAGGGAGTTTTCAGCTATGTGTAGTATTCTGCTTCTATGTACTTTAACCACTTGTTGCGATAATTGAAGGTTGGTTAAGCTATGGCCGTTGAAAGTTAAGTCATATGTCTCAGGATACCCATAAAAAGGGTCTTGTTTTTCTGTTACAACTTTAGATATATTTACGTTTGTTTGTAGGAAAGGCTTTATAAAAAGAACATCATCTATTGTATAAGTACCTGTTAATGGCTCAGAAGGGTCTTTTCCATCGTTTATGTTTATATACAAAACTGAAAACTCACCTATATTAGCTAGAACGTCTGCTCTTTTTAAGGTGTCAAATATTTTTAAGTTGTTTCTTTTTAAAAGGTCTAGATATGTCTTTTCAAAGGGTGTTTTTTCTTGGGTGTCTTCATCATCTGTTATATAAGGCACTCCACCCCAGCACGCTTCAGGGTAGGCTTCTACTAATCTAGTGGCTATATCTTGTCTTTTATATCTTTTGTAGTAATCCTCTATAGTAGGGGTTTTATCGTACCCTAATACTTTGTACATATCCCTATTACCATTGAATGTGTACCCTAGCCCTGTTAAGTTTTTTCTTACAGAAGTATAGAACCCAGTTGTTAGGTTGTTGTTTACTTTTTCTAACTCAGCTTTAGCTTTTAATTGCCCTTTAAGCATTTTATTTTCTAATTTTAGTTTGTTATCCATAGCTTCACCTTTATTTTAGCATTATATCGTGTTTTTTTAAAAAGCACCTATTCTATTATTCTTTTTAGCCAAGGCTATCTCTACCGCATCGTTAAATACATCTACTTGGTCATCGTGTTTATGTGTATTTACAGGGGTAAATGAACTCATTTCTTTTATAAAAGTGTGTGTAAACTCTTTATTTTTAGGTAATAATACACACCCTGAAGCTACATAAGGGATAGAATCCATAGCCCTTGTCAGTTTGTCTTTATTTCTTTTCATCCCTGTTATGGGTATTCTTTTTTCTCTTTTTACATTTTGGATAAGATCTGTTCCACTAGCCATATCCTCTACATAAGACATTTTACACGGACTAGTAGTTGCATTAGGTATGTAGTGCTTACTCCAAAACTTTTTAAACACTTCTTTCATCATATATGACTCCCATTTGCCCCTAGCTATATCTATTAAGTATAGTTTTTTATCCTTATAGCCCCAACATCCAAACACTGTATAGTCATTATGCTCCCCTGTCTTTTGTGCTGTATCTGCTACTACAAATTTATACTCAAAATCTATTTTAGATGGGTCTTCTTCGTAAAATTTCCACCATTCTTCCTTATAAAGCCCACCTTCTAAGGGTGCTGGTGACTGTAAATACTGGCTAGCTGTTGTGTATGGGTCGTTTTTCTTCATAACTTCTAACTGTTCTAATGTGTGTTTATATGCCCATAACTCCCCAGGAGGTAGGTTATGTGGTATATGTATACCGTGTGTATATTCTTTAGGGTACTCATAATCCTTAGTTATTTCAGCTGGGAGCACTAAATGATGCCATTTTTCACCTGTTCCACCTTTCAAAAGGTACCCAGCAGGGTCATCTTCGTGAACTCTTTGCATTATCAAGATTATAGGGATGTCTTCGTGGGCTAAACGTGACTTAAATACTGTTGTCATACGATCATTTACTTTTGTTCTTTGTGTTTCTGAATAAGCGTCATCTATTTTTAAAGGGTCATCAATTATAAACGCCCCTGTAAACTCTTTTGTGTCCTCTGTCATTAACCCAGCTCTAAAACCAGTAATCTGCCCCCCTGAAGGCTCTGCAATTAGACCGCCCCCTTTATCTGTGTACCATTTTCTTACCGCAGCAGATTCTTTTCTAAATCGCATAGGCCAAAACTTCTGAAAAGCGTCCATCTGTACTACATCCTGTATCACCCTTGAGTTCTCTGAGGCAAGTTTAGCTGCATATGATACGTGTATATACTTACTTTTAGGGTTTATGGCTAACCCCCTAGCTATAAAACCTATAACCGCTGCCTCTGTTTTAGTGTATCCAGGGGGTATGTTTATTATTAATCTTTTTATCTCCCCTTTATACACTCTATCTAATGTGTGGCATATAACTTCGTGATGTTTGTTAACAATAAATTTAGCGTTCTCTCTATTCTTAAACATATAACGCATAAACGCTATATGATGCCTCTCACAAGCTTGTTTAATTAAATACTCAACCTCTAAGTTCATTAGTATTCTTTATCAAAAAAATCTTTAAACTCTTTTAGATCATTTTTAGATGTTTGTATATTCCTAAATCTATCTATTGCTTCTTCACCTTTTTCTGAACCAAACATTTTTTTGTAATCATAAAGAAGTTTTAAAAAATTATAAGCCCCTTTAGAGTCAAATGTTGTCGCTGATGTTGGATGCCCTTTTGAATCTATAACAGGGACTTTTTCTATACACCTTTCTAAACACTCTAAAGTTTTTGATAGTAGGTCGTGTTCTGTAACGAATGTTTTACATATCTCGTTACGCCTTACCTCAAGATATTTAAGCACCTTAGCACTGTGTAAATATCTGTTTGGATTCTCTTTAGGGAAGTTTTTCTTTACTTCACTTACCGCTTTTTTAACCGAAAAGTCTTTAAGGTAGGATTGACAAAATGTTCTTTGTGCTTCAGTTAACCCACCCTCTAGCTCTTGTGAAGTTTCTTCATACTCACTCATATTTTATATCACCTGTACCATATATCACCTTAGCCACATAATAACACAAAAGTTATTATTGCGTATTGTCTTTTAGTTTATCTAGGTTGTTTTTAATACCTTTTGCCACTTTACTAAACAATTGTAGCATATATGCCTTTGATTCTTCCTTATCGTGCATTTTTTTAACGTCATCTATAGTTAACCCTTGCTTCTCTATAGATTTTTGAAGCATTAAAAGCCTTTTTTCTATCTTTACTATCTCACTCGCATAGTCTGTGTTGTTTTTTGTATTTTTCTCTATATTCATTATCATGTCCCTTTGTTTTTATCTAGGATGATATAATCCATCAATATTTTTTCTAGCTTCTCCAACTGTTTCTGCATTGCGTTTATCTGACTAGCTATTAAAGTCATCCCTCCATCAAATTCTTTTTTACTTACTAAGTTTTCAGAGGCTTGTTTATTGTTTTCGTCGAGCTCCTCTTTACTTATGTATGTTGCAGATACCCAAGATTTTGTAGCAAAGTTTTTATGTGTGTACACTATCCCTAATATAAAACCCCCAGCTAAAATAATAGATATTATTAACGTCCCTAGATCTTTACTTAAAGCTAACGTTAAAAACTCTAAAACCATTAGACTTTAAATATTGTGTAACTAAAAGATGGCTTACCTTCTTTATTTATACTCGCCTTGAAATTACCTGTTTTCATCGATAATCTACCTCGGTTAAAGTCTAAATTTAGATCTACAGGTTTTTTACCATACTTCTTTTTAAAATCCTTTACTATTCTATGGTTTGGTTTATCTAAGTCATTTATTTTCTTTAATATAATAGCTGCGTAAGACTCTTTGTATCTCTTAAGCATCTTATCATCCCATTCATTTTTAGTTTTCTTTACGTGGTTCTCTACAACACTTAAAAGCATATTGTACATATTCCTTAAAAACATCTGGTATAACACATATTTCTTAGCTTGGTATACAGGATAGAAACACTTAACACCCACTAACTTTAAAACTCCGTACACTTTATTTATTAAAAACGTTATTTTTGCCATATATCTACCTCGGAGGATTAAATTCAACTATACTATACTGTCCTGTATATATCCCATCTGAATGTAACCATTTTACATCTTTCTCTAGTCTTGTGACAAATGGAAAGGCATCTCTATTATTTTTTATATACCCCCTGGCTTCTTCTGCCGTTACTTTGCTAAAAACACAATCTATAGCATCCCCAAAGCTATGGGCTGATGTTTCACTGTAATTAGGGCTATCTACAGACCTATACCCTGACCATTGCCTTATATTGGCTGGGTTTTGAGTGTATGCCCAATTATTTATAACACAAGGCCCAAACGTATCCCTATACTTCTGCGCTGTTGTTATCATAGTATTTCTAATAAACCTAAGCGCATAGTGTTTTTTACCTGTTTTTAAAAACCTCATATATGTAGCATAATCTACAAACTCATCTAAGTAAAAATTCTTAGTTACTTTTACCCTATCACTAGATTTTAACAATCTATCTTCACCCATAAATATCACTCCCTCGCTATATATAATACATCATATACACCTTACACACAAATATAATTTTTTTATATTTTTTTACATTTGACGTTTTTCAAATCGATATCACCAAGAAAAAAATCTGGTTTTAAAAATGTAAAATATCTTAGAAAAAATCTTGTTTACTATATCATAATGTATTATCTAAGGGGTTTTTGTATGTTATTTTAATAAACGTACGATTTTGACATAGGTTGCATAGAAAAATTCTGTTGTATAAAAAATAATTACACTATGGGGTATTTTACGATTTTTAATTTGACAAATTTTTATTTATAGTATGATGTATTTAGTAAATGTTTTAGTTATGTACTATAATGTATTTAATAAGTGGTTTAGTTATGTACTATAGTGTATTTAATAAGTGGTTTTTTGCTGTGTATTTCAGGGGTGTTTGGAGGCACTTGTCCACATGTTATCCGCAAATTGTCCACAGGTTATCCACAGCTTTATACACATCTTATCAACAGGTTACCCACATCTTGTCCACAGTTTTAATAGGTTTACCAACAGTTTACCCACAGGTTATACACAGTTTTAATAGGGTTATTCACAGGTTTAGCAGGGTTATGCACAGGTTATCAACAGGGGGGCTGTATATGTAGCACGGGGCCGTGGCCCTAT